TGTGGAAGAACCCTTCTAAATAATTCAGTAAAACCACCTGGATCACCTATGTTTAATCCCCAATATTCCCTTTCATAACCAGTTGCTTTACGAGAACTTTCAACTACTGGTCCTTCTGGAAGAAAATCAGGTCTACCAGTTAAACCCTCTGCAAATTGTTGAAGCATAAAACCACGTAAACCCATTTGCTCAGTTAGGGTATACATTGCCATACCAGCATTCCAATTGGTAGAATCAGGCGTAACAGTAGGTAACATACCTTCTGGAGCCAATGGGCGCATCCCTAAGGACCCTGCTGCAAAAGGAATGATTCCCCTATCCGCTGGTTCTTCTTGCGGTGTTCCCCAATATTCCCGATGCATTGGTTTTTGAGGCTTTACAAGTTGACCGATGGTCATATTACCAAGCCATGCGAATGGCATCGTCGGTTCAAACAACTCGCCTGTCATTGGGTAAGGCCTATCGGCGTAATGCTTCTTTTCCCAATAATATGGATCCCACATTCTTCCTTGCAAAAATGGAGCTAATATTGGAGAAAATGGAGTACCCTGGGCCATCTCTTCTGTTTCTGATTCCCATAAGTCACCACTATGCCTATAGCGGCTTCTCATCATAGGATACCAATGTGGACGCCAATACATTGCTTTGCCACCAAAGAAGGGTGTCTTACCAAACGGCCAGTATCTTCCTTTTCTTATTGGTACATCCTGTTCTCCGGTAAATATCTTATGTAGTTCTTCTGGACTTTGGGTAATATCTCCCCACGTAATTAATGCCGTAGCTATTCCAAGAGCAAGACCAATTAGTCCGCCCTTTCTTCCCGCACCCTTAAAACCAAAAGCTTTAAATCCTGGTATTATTTTTTTACCAAACAACTCCAAACCTTTGGATGGACCGACTCCATGTGAGCCAGCTGCAGCCATCCAGACTGGCGCAGTCATTCTCATAGCATGCGAAACTGGACTTTTTATGGTACCAGGGAAAGCTTTTTCTATCTCCCTGAATGTATTTACGGCTCCAACTTGATTTAATAAGTTTTGTTGAAGCTCTCTTCCACTGGTATACATTTTACCAGCAACATCAGTAACGCCCCATCCACCAGTTGCTTGCCTTGCAAGGTAATTGACAAACCTAAAGGTATGATAAGCACCAAAACCATACCCAACCAACCTTGCCATACCAAAATGTCTTCTTACTGCATATCCAGTCCAAGATTGAGGATGAGCCTTCAATAGATTGCTTATAAAATCTGTAGCAACATTTCTTCTAGTTGTTATTCCAAGACCAAGTATTTCTTCTCCTGCTCTATAAAAAGTTCCTTCTGAAATACTTAAAAGGGCTCTTTGAACTCTTCTTCCAGCTTGAGTTGCATAGAATTCCCCCTTAACCCCGCGACTCCACATACCAGCTACAGTGGAAGGACGCAACCCCGGTTTAGCATATACCCTTGCTTGTGTAGGCATAAATCTGCCAGTTGTAGGATGTTTATAGCCAGATTCTAAGGCTTTTCCTATATGCTTTGTCCACCATTTAGGTGAGACTACGGGCCATCCTCCAGCACCATGCCTCGCATACATTTCCCCTATCCCAATTCCAACCTGTGCTCTATAGGCTTTGTATGCTGCATTTACCGTTGGTTTCTTTATCTCTTGTGCTACTAGTGTTTCTAGGGCTTTTTTATAAGAAGTTTGGATAGCCCCAGCTTCTTTCTTGAACAATTTTCCAGGAGTAATTATATGAGAAAGGTCTGGTCTTTGTTCTTTTATTTTACTAAAAGTTTCTATTACTTGCTTATAAGTGGCATCCTCTATTGGGAGCATTTCCTTTATGCTGCTACCAACACGCGTAACACCAAGACCCTTTAAATACTTCTCTGCAACCATTCTCCTGGATTCCTCCTGAAGTGTTCCACGAGGAATCAAAGCTTTCTCTATAAATTCTTCTGTAGTTCTATACCCCTTACCATGTTCTACTAATCCCAGTCGCAATTCTTCCATTCTTCCGCCAATAGCTGGGATATTTAATTCTATATTCTTAAATACTTTACGGGTATCTCCCTTAGCGCCTATTCTGTAAAAATTCTTACCAATGGCTATTCCACCATATCCGCCAGATGTTAAATTACGTCCAGGAATACCCATAGTAGCACGAGGCGCAATTGCTGCAACTGCTGGACCTTTTAAAAACGTATTCCAACCACTTATTCCAGCCTCTTCAACGGTGGGCATCATTGACAAATTGAGACGTGATGCTCCGCGACTTAGAGTACTCTCATATTGTTGGTATCTACTTACAGCTAGACCATATTGTTCCCTTGCAGTTGGTAATGCTTTTTTACTTGCCTCCCACCAATTTCGTGTTACATCTGCAATCTTAGATAAAAAAGGCTTTGTAGTATCCATCTCAGCTCTCAAGATATGCTTTGAAAGCCCTTCTCCTGCTTGACCAATACTCTTAATCTGTTTAGAGAATAATCTAGTAAGTGCTATTTTACGACGTAACAATACAAATGCTGCAACACTGCCAGCCAATACCGCTGCACCATACACACCACTTCCATCCCTCTCAATTCTCTTCTGAGAGGCTATGGTATCTTCTGTATTATTTAAATAACGATCAGAATTAAATGGCATACTGCACCTATAAAAAAAAAGAGGAGACTATTGTGGCTTTACATCTCCTCTTTTGGTTTTTTAGTATTAAAAATAGATTTACTACTACCAGTTAACTTGTAGTTTTCTTTATCAAAATCTATTTTTCCTTGTTTTTGTGGTTTTTCTATGGTTAATTTTACGTCTAAAATGGTTTCTGCTATTGTTAGATATCGAAGTAATGTAGGATAGTCCATATTATCGACATCCTCTAGGTTTAGATGAGGAAACGCTTTACAAATCAATACTAATATTTGATTATCCAATCTTTCTATCTTAGATCTTTCTTGCTCCACATCATTTAATAACTCATTTTCTCTGGAAAAACCAGAAACCTTTACAACAGATTTGGATAAAAAATCTATCTCTCCAGCTAATCGATTGTCCATCCATTCTTTTTTATATAAAGGATGCAATAAACATTCTTCCAATACCATATCGTCAATACTGTAAGAAGAGTGCTGTTGTAAATTAAATATATTTAGGTATTCACCTCTCGTTAAAAGCCGGAATATGTAAAAATTATCTCTGACTTTTACGCAATATATATTCTTATATTTATTTTTCCATCTTAAAAGATCATCGTATAAAGAATGAGATTTTATGTATTCATATATTTCTTGCATTTCATGTTACAACTTTCTTGGTTCTTCGCTAACGCCAAAATCAGAAGCTACCATTACCAAATCAACCAAAGTAGATATTGTGCCAGCTTTTAACATAGAAAATTTAGCAGCGTCTAATTTAGGCCAAATAATACATTTCTCTGCAACCTTTTCCTCAGCGAATGCTTTATTTTCTGGGTTTTGAGCTGTCTGGAGAATTTGTTTGTATTCAAATCTCTTCAATGGTCTATAAATATACTTATCGTTGCCTAAGCTAGTAACAAATATATCACCAAATTTAACCTTCCATTCATTAATCTTTTCTTGAGTCGGACCGTTAACTATTTCTAATGGATTATCTTTCTCTTGCATATTTCTACCCCTCCTTACGTTGTAGTACCGATATATTCATCAGTACCTCTTGCTATAAAATCATACTGTTCTTGAGTGGGTTGTCCTCCAACCTGTATTATCTGTGATTCGCCAGTCAAATGTACTCCAACAAGTGATTTTGTTGTGGATTGAAGTTGATCATTAAGTGTCCTGGCTTCGTTCCCGCTAGTATCTCCATAAGTTATTAGTATATTAAAACCATCTGGAATATTTCTTGATTGCTGAACATCTGCTGGCCATATTTGGTTGTATTCTGGATAACTTCCCTTATCCTTTTCTCCCCATATAACATCTTCATACACTTTTGCTAGATGCATGAAGTCAGGACTATCGCCTATATTTTTTATTTCAGCTGTTGTGCCTGGACCAAATGTTCCATTTCTTAAATGTAAACCAACCAACTCTCTAACTGTACCCCAGCGATCCATGTTTGGGCTTTCTATTTCATCATCTTTTGTGCTCCCAGTGTACCTTTTGTACAGATATTTTATTTCATTAAGGATTACTGAAAGATAACCACGCTGTCTAAAATTTATAATAAAATTCCCTTGAATCATTATGGTACCATTTGCAACAGCATCAAACTGTTGCGAAGCATACCCGTAGATAGGACGTTTATTTTGGGTCCTATTCCACTGTATCGCGCCTATATCATCTACCATAATATCACCAAACCATATGGTAATTTGAGACCCAGAATAAAAATCAAACTTATTTACAGACCCTTTTTCATAATAATTACTGTTACCTAATTCCATTATTGTAAGGTACTCCTGTGTGAGCTCATTCTTTTCCTAGCTTCTTTTAGCAAAACATCCGTACCAGTCCTAAGGCCTGGAAGTGTTTTACTCTTTCTAAATGGTGGGCCCTTGTGCAACATATCTATATCAGAAGCTACATAAGTATTGGTTTGCTCAGTTATCATATCATCTATACTAAAGGTACTGCCTTCGTTCACCATTCTTATCCCATATATTCCCATAGTTGCAACATCGCCATATTCATTGTTGAAAGTGATTATGATATTAAATGGAGGGATTTGGTCTATTAAGATGGTGGTGGGATCATAGCTATCTACGTAGGAATATTTTAATGCTTCCGCTAAAACATATTGATCAAGCGTAGTCCAAATCATTGTGCCTGCTATTGTTCTAGGTCCCCTAGTGTATGATAATGGATAAGTCTTACCTAATGCTCTTACGGGCTGGACATCTCTAAAAGTACTATAACTTATAGTTTGTAACGTTCCTAAAACACCAACCACTGCTTCTGTTTTAGAATGTGGCCCTGCTATATCGTTACCGCTTATTTCCTGTGGTGGGATGTGTATATAAGCTATTATATCAGCCCCAGAAAACGAATTAAAGAATCCATAACTATTGCTAGAATAGTTTTGCACTCCCTCTTGAGCCCTTCTTCTGGCTTTCTTTTCATTCTCTGTCTGATTTTTAGAATATCCCTTATCCCCTAGGGGCCACCAATAAGGGGTATGGATTAACTCATTTATATCGTTTTCCCAGCCAGTAAGAAATCCCATATATCTCCCATGTTGCGCTAGGGCCTACGGAGCAATCCGAAGACCCTAGTCAATTATTTATTAAGCAGTTCCACCGGTTCCAGCCCAAGTCTTAGTAGATGATACATCAGAGTAAGATGCTTTCCAAGGTAGGATCTCGCGAGCGACAAAAGTCATAGTTTCCTCGGTTACAATGTCATCTATCGACATTCCAGATCCTTCATTTAGAATTTCTACACCCCTTATAGACATTTGCGCTACTTGACCATATTCATTTGCCGCAGTTAAAACAATATCAAACGGCGGAATTTGGTCAGGATACCATGGTGGTTGCCATGAGTTATCTGTATTTACATCTTGCCAAACCTGACTACCTTTTGCTTCTTCTGCTGTATGTTTTTGAACATCAGTATCGTGAGCAAAGAACCAGCCAGATCTATCTTCCATACTTCTAAAAATTTCTAACAGAGCACTCCTGTCAAATACTGTGAATATTACGGTTCCAGCTATTCCTCTTTTTCCTCTAGAAAAAGAACGAGGATCAGCTGATCCCATAGTATATATCGGGGCTTTTTCCCTTGTCACAGAATAGGACACACCCTGAAGTTCTCCAATAACTTTTCCACCGAACGTTGCTTTTATATCAACGCCGGAGAAAGAATTATAACTTCTCGTATATTCGCTAACTGGCATGTTTATTCTCCTTTTCTAGTCTTATTCAGAGGTAAGGGCAACAACTACAGTTACTTGTTGCAATTCAAACGCTGGAACTAAAACCAACTCAACAGTAGCATTACCCAATACTTGATCTGTGGGCGATGCATATACATTAAAATCAAATCTACGTAAAGCTCCACCTTCTTGCATTGACTTTAGAGCATTTTCAATAGCTGTAGCCATTGCATTTCTCTGAGGAGCACTATTAGGCTCACCAATGAACTGATCTGCTACTTCTCTTACATAATTTACAGCATCATGTACTATTCTAACAGTTGTTAACCTAACAAAATCAGATCGATAATACTGACTTATATTGTATGCACCAGTCATTGCACTTGCAATAACTATACCCTTAGCTTTAGACAAAAGAGTAACATACCTACCGCCAGCCAATCTATTTGCTTGTGCTTCAGAAATATTCTGCTGTAGTGTTACTCCATCTAAAACTTTATTAGTTGGGGCACTCTTAGCAGGCAACGAAGCAATCAAACCAGCATATGCAGCAGCACCATCTGAATTATAATATCCAAGTGTTGGATACAATTCTACAGAAGAAGTGTTTGCTGCCCTAGTATTAGCAGCAACAATAGAAATATAAGCACCTATATCAACCTTATTTCCTTTAGAATCCTTAACATCACCACCAGCATAATTAGCCGGTTGTCCTTCATAACTAGTTGCAACCAAACAATAATTGCCTGGAGTACCACCAGAAGTGTTTGTTGTTCCATCAAAATAAGAACAATTGGTATACGCTTCTAAATCCTGTATCCAACTTTCTACTTCCGAAAGAGTTGGTGATCCTGAAGGACTATTAGTAGCACTATTAACACCTATTATACCTAAACATGTATTATTATTTTTTGTAGCTTGATAACAGAAATTAGCTAATTGATAACCGTAGCTCCACGCCGATGCCGCACCAGCTAAATCATGGTAATTCGCGGTAATAGACGCATCCAAATGTCCACTAACAGGCACAACAATATCAACCGGATAATTCATTATTGTATCATACGCTTCTCCTAAATACCCATATCTATCATTGTCAGATCTCAAAGCTCCAGATCCAACTGGTAGGATATTCATAAGTTCTATATCCCTACCACCAGCAACATAACATTCACACAATGCTTGGTTCATCTCGCTTATTGACCCGTCAGCATTTTTAAATATTAAATATGTATCTGTAAATGAACTTGTAGCCATAGAATATGGAACGTATGGAACAGCATCCGCGTCAGTTGAAGTAGTCATACCTAGTAGGAGGACTTTAGGACCAGAGGGTGGTCTACTGATGCGTAGACCTTGATCTAGTATCTCTACCGTTGCTCCTGGTAAATTAGCAAAGGTTGGCATTGTTAGTTCCTCCTTTTTGTTTTTATTATACTAACACACTAAAACTCTCATCCATAAATTCATTATATCCAGAAGGTGGTAAATCATTGTACCCGACCCCGGTAAATCCTGAGGGTAATGTATTTAATACCTCTAAATATAAATCTATCTGTTTAAAGTCATGTTCTCTTACTGTTAATATCTTTTCAGTCCTGAAGTAATAAATAAGAGTTCTATCAGCTAAATCAACTCTCCACTTGCTTACTTCTTCATCCTGAGTTCTCATCCAATAAAGTATTTCATTGACCCCGTTTTTCTTCCAAACCCACGTATATCTATACATAAAATCTTCAAACCATTCTACTAAATCATCAGCTCTATTGTTTGTCTTAGCCCAACAATCAAACTGAATTAAATTGTCAAACCATTGACCCAAAACCATTACATGACAATCTGTATAATCCGGATCAATTACATATTCTCGAACCCTCGGCTTTATTTCAGTAGGGGGATCGAAGGGATGTTTTCCAATAGTACCTGCTTCCCTTCTCTTTATCTTAAATGTTACAGTATCAACCCATTTATTATGAGGTTTATCTTTATATTCTTTGGAATAACCCGAAACAAAATTTACTACATTATCTCCAGTTAACTCTAATATGTTACCTAGAACTGGAGCAGTAATTCCACTCAGTTTTATAAGCTTGTCTCTACTGCTTATTACTTGAGAGATCCTGTATATTTGTCCAGTAGTTATATTCTTAATTACATCGCCAATACTCAAATATCTAGCATTAGGCATATATATAATCCAAACGCTTCTATCAGATTGAGTCCACTTACCCTGAAAATCAATTAAACTTTGATAGATATATGTACTTACATTAGAAAGCGATGCATTCCTATCTGCTTTCCGCATATCATCCCGTGAAGGATTTTGAAGGAAATAAGTTGAATCACTATAACTCTCTAGTTTTTCCCCTAGCTCTGCCACTATACAACCTCCATCTTAACGGCGCATCTCCAGTATTCTATTCTACCCTTTTGATCCCTGAGGGGCTCTGCTACAGATATGTCATGAATTTCTTTCTGAACAAATGGTCTTATTGGCTCGCCCAATCTATCATTTTCTATTTCTATTATTTTATCTCTTTTAGTGGGATTTACATAATACTTAAAGTAGTAAACTAAATAAGTAACATTGGTTATGCCTATCTCTGAATGTTCTTCTTGTCCTGCAAGACCTATTGGGGGAGCTGAAATCCTTCGCCTAACAAGATGTAGCTCATCATCATATATCCAACCTTCCCCATTACACACAGTACAATTTTCATCAGGTTCATCATATTTTCTATTATCATCTAAATATTTGTCGGTACCTGCGGCACGCTTATTCCAGCAAGAACATCTTTGAGTAGTTTCCATCCTTCTTAACAATACCCAGTGACCTCTTTGGGGAGAATAGTCGTCACCATCCAATAATTTATTAAACTCTTTCCTGAGATCCAATTCACCAGAATTCGGAATAGAATTGTATAATTGAATAGTTTTCTTTTTTATTCCGCCCTTAGGCCACAACGGAACAGCCATTTATGCCTCCTTATGACCACTCGTCATAAAGTCCGGGTGATTTTATATGTCTCTCAGCTCTTTTATTAGAACCTGGTTTTTCCGATTCCCCTGGAGCAGACCATGTCCTTACGCCCCTCATAAGCGGGGTAACTGGCGAGGAAACACCTTTGACTACCATTTTTGTTTTAGCCCTTCTGTGTTTCCCAAGAAGCTGTTTAAACCAAGCATTTGCACAATATAAAGCTTTTTGGATTGCCCCTTTTATTCCCTCTCTTAAATCTGTTCCATCTTGAAGAGTGAAATCTCCTAGCCTCTTCATCTGTCCACCGCCCGTGGAAGAAATATCTAATAACTTTGCATATAGAAGATCGTATTGTGTCTTACAGCACACATACATCTTAGCTGCAAAAGTTGGTGAATCCATGTCGTCCCAACTAGTTTGATTATATATAGTATTCGCTACATTATATGCTTCTACAGAATTTAGATATATGTTTCTATTTATAACATCATCATTGATATCCCTAATGAACGGACCTATAACTGCTCTTATCTTTTTTATAGTACAATAGAGTGGTCTATATGGGGTGGTGAACATGAATTGATAATTGTCACCTAGCGCATTTCCTTCGTAATCTTCCACATCTTCTGATATTGTAACAGTTATTTCATTATTTGCATACCATAAAGCATTATTAGATTGATATGTTGGTATAGCATATGTTAAAATTTTTCCACTATCGTTTGAAAGAGCTCCGCTAGGAAGTGTCGATGTAATAGCTGGATCACCATCTACTGCATCTCCCGATAGGCTAATCCAATCTTGACTAATCGCAGATCCGCTAGCTAAAAGCCTATTGAACGTAATTGTAATGGGACCAGACCATGTAGCTGTAGTAAGATTTGAATTTAGGGTTCCAATATCAGACTCGTAATTTTCAGGATCAGTAGCTGTAATAGAAAATGTAGTGCTAGCACTGGGTTCAAGCACCTTAGCTACCGGTGTATCTGCAACTGGTGCCTCTGGTTGGGTTTCGGTTACCGTATCCTCTGGAGCCTCATACACTTCGATACCAGTGGTAAAATACCATGTTGCAGTAGCAACCAAACTTTCTGCGCTTGAATTCTTTATACAGGTTGATGACTGGTCTAGTCCAACAGCCACCATATTATAAGTAGCGTTCTCATCAAATATAACATCTGGAGTAATAGTAACCTTATAGGTATCGCTATCATAGCTGATAGTTTTATCTATTATAGCATAATCAGATGTTCTATATAATATTAATGTATTATCTGTGAAGCTAGCTGAAGACATAGCCTGATCGAACGTAATGTATATAAGCTGATTCAGATAAACATTAGTAGCATTTATAGCCGGGGTTCTACTACTTATAGTTGGTGCAGCCATTATTCTCCCTGTTTATTTTCTTCTGTTCCCTTGGTGAAGCTAATTTCTATCTTTTCCTCACCCTCTTCACTAACTACCGGTGAAATACCAGCAATTTTTGATAATGCATATTCTATTTTTGTTATCACACTCACCCTTGACTTACCAGCTTTGTTCTTACCTTCTTGTTCTAGTTTTAATAATTTCTCTAACTTAGTTATTTTTTCTTCATCCTTAATACTTTTGTCCATTCTTATTCCGTACACAACATCTTCTATCTTATTTCTGCCCTGATACAAAGCCTCACCTAATTTATCATCTTTAGGACTAGGTTTTGTTTTTTCAGGCGTTCCACCGGATATAAGCTGTTCTAATCTTATAGAATAATTAATTCTTTGTAAATTTTTATCATCTATGTCTTCCGGAATAATTGTACTTTCTTCACCATCAACTTTTAGGTTAATCCCACGTGCTCCTTGAAAATAATACAATCTCTTACGGATATTCAAGCTAACTCTATCTCCCCTCTTCACCAATTCCATTATTCCTCCTTGCTAGTACATTACAATCCTGGTAGGGTAAAAACACCCCACCAAGATTATAACGTTATTATATATAGTTACACAGTTACGCCAGCCTGATTGATTGACGGTAAAGCTCCACCCTGTGCGTCCCAAGTTAATAGGTCGTCAAGAGCGTATGCTTTCTCGATATCAACATTCTTAGCTACTGCTATTGCGTTTCCTTCGTTCAAAATACCAAGACCATATCTTTCTCTAAATTTAATTGCCCTAATATCCCTATTAGGATCATCCCATTCCTCGTTCGTTACATCTTCATCAACAACTAATATACCAAGCTCATTGCTATCAGCCATGATAATGTTAGTTTTTGCCGGTGTAGCACCGGAAGCAGCTGTATAAGAACAGAACGGGCTTACAATAATCCTTAAAGGTGCCGGGAATAAATTAGGAACATTTGCAGAAGTAGTGCTAATGTTTTGTGCTTGAGCTGTAGGACCTGTATTCATTCCTCCAGAATACCAGCTTCTTGCTAAACCAGCTTTACCCTGCATCGGAGAAAATATTGGGCCTCCATTTGCAAAACCAAACGCTCTTAGTATCGGGTCTCTTGCGAAAATCAACCATCCAAGAGGACTCATTAAAAGAGAGTTTGGAACAAAACCCTGTTGCACTATCTTTGCGTACATAACTAACAAATCATCTAATGTTATAGTACCATTACCATTACCGGCATTATCTCTGCCAGATGTTTGCGTATTAGCTACGTTATTATCAAAAATAGTATTACCCAAGTTGTTAATCATGTTGAATATCTTTGTTTCTTTATGCCTTGCTAAAGCTCGACCTGCAGCTTTAATATGCATACTCATTACATCGTATTGCGAATACCTAAGCATCTCATCAGTTATTCTGACCTTAACACCAGACTTTCCAATAAACGCGGTTACCGTGCCGGCTACTTCTAGCTTTCTCTCCGGGTACTCTCCGCCTTCTGGGATATCTTCAGCTGTGAAAGCTCCAGCTGCTGGAAATGTTATCTGTTGTCCGGCAGAAAACCTGATGGTATGCAATAAGCTGGTACCCACTAACAAAGGTTCCATAGCTTCTTTTACTACATTGGATACAACCCTACCAATAAGTATCGAAGCATCAGGGGTAGAAAGTGCATCAACCAAATCCTTATAACCAATTTTCTGATCTTTCTTCCTAGGATCAAATTGATCTTCTATATGCTCAAAACCATTATTCGTCCATATTTTCTGGGTATTTTCATATTTATCTTGCAATGTATTATCTGAAAATTCCCTTTTCTCGGTTCTGGCAATCTCTTCCTTCCCTATTTTTTCAGAAACCTTGGCAGTGATGCTACCAATTAATTCATCAGAAACCACCAATTTTTCTTCAGACATAGTTATTTGTCCTCCTTTTATATACTAGTTTCTCAAAAGTAACTACTACGCTACCATGAGCTGGATTAATACTTTAGAACCATATGCGTCATCGTTGTCATAATCATACAAGTGCTGTGGATAACCACTAGTATCAGTACCAGATAAACCAAGACCTGGAACAGTTTGTACTTTATCTAGATTATCTTTTACGCTTACAGCGCTTCTATGTATACATCTTCCAACTACCTGCTCTACTGGGTTTGAACCTTCATTCCATTTAACAAATGCACCGTTCGTATTTGCCTGAACAAGGTCACCAGCTATAATAACACCGGATGAATCATTAGCACCAGCTGCTGTAACAGCTGTTTTAACCGGTAATTCAATCAAGTAATCGCAAAGAATAGTAACTTTATCTTGCACTTGATAGTTATTGTATTTCGTTAAACCACCAGGACTAGCAACGTCATAACCTTGATTAAGATTTTGATAATAATCATACGGTGCGACTCCAATTGGCTTATTTGCAAACATACCACTAGCAGAAGCTCCAGCTGTCGTTACATATGAATCATGGCCATTTGTATTGACCTCAACAGTAAGACCGATATCATCAGCTGTATATGTAATAGTTGTTGCAACAGCACCATTCGCCCATACAAGATCTCCACTAGGATCTACTGCCACAATAGTACCTGCAGATATTACAACCCAATCGTTCAAATACTGATCCTGCCTTTTAACCGGCAAATACTGTGCTGGCTTTAATTCAAGAGCTGGTCTTTCACCTTGCGATATTTCTAAAAATTCCCTCTTTAGGTTACTATTACGCTCATAGCCTCTAGGAATTCTATTAGCCATTTATATATCCTCCTTTTTGTTTTTATTAGCTTGCTTAACTCTTCGAGAAAAGTCTATTTAGCGTTTCCTTCTTACCTTCTTTTTTAGGGGCCTTTTCTGAGTCAACTTCATTGGTCTCGTCAGAAGGAGCGGCTCCAGGATTGCTAATTTTTTTTCCAAAGTAGTTAGTTGTTAATAGTGTCTCGTGCTCTAAGAGGAGATCAACAATTTGATCCTTGAGAGAGTCCACGCTTCTCTGAGAAAGTTCTTCTACTTTCTTGCTACGTTCATCAGGGGTCTTAATGTCCGCAACATCTGGCTTACGAAGAGTCTTTTTCAGATCATACAATCTCTCTGCTACCATCTTATGTAGGTCTGAATTCAATTTAATATTTTCATCCAAAACCCTCTTTCTATCTTCATCCTTCTTTACAACTTCATTAGCTGCTTGTTTATTTTTTTCAAGAAGGTCTTTCTTCTCTTTCTCTAGCCCAGCATTAGCAACGTTAAGATCATTTCTTACCTTAGAACATGCCGCTAAATCCGATTTTAAATTATCTTTTTCTTCTTGACAACTAGTCTTTGCCTCTTCAACCTTTATACTACAAGCTTCAGACGCTTTTACAGAAGCCGCTTCTACTTCTTTCTTCGCTCCCTCTGTAATGAGTTCTTGAACTGCTTTTATTTCTCCTAGTTGGCTTTTGGTCAAATCTTCTAATTTCACTTCATCCTCCTTGTCATGGGCTTTTTGTATTTTACCAGCGTTATCAAGAAGATGTAACACGATATCATCTTCTTCTTCAATTTCACCATTTAAAGTATTATACAAATTAAAATCATCAGCAGATCTTAAATCAGAAAAAACTTTCTCTTCTGAATTATTAGCATATATAGATAGTTCTGTAGCACTTAAAAAAGCATCTTTATTTTCTGTTAATATTGCTTCTTTTACACCAGCATATTCATCGGCAGGAATATTAACAAAAGACATCTCCTTATAAGATAGATCGCCAGTCGTAATATATGCCAATTTTTTATCATAAAACTGACCGGGAGTATGTTCACAAGGGCCTTCTGTGCTCCAATCAGCATTACAAACAGAACAAAAAGCATGATCAGTAGACATTCTTACCGATACAGTTTCATATCTACCATCAAGTATCTTCTGTATTGCTGTTGCATCTGTTATTTTTAAAGTTAACTGTTGATAGCCATATCCGTCACTTTTTTTCAGTACAGGTTTATACTCATCCGACTCCATAGCCTTGGGAGTCTTCACATACTTAGCTTTCATTACTCTCCCTATTGGATCCTGACCATCATCATGGTTAGTCAAAACAGGTTTCTTATATGGAGAAGTCCATGTTTTTATACCCTTTTTCATTGATTGTGGGGGATAAACCCTATTATTAATAAGTGTTCCAGAATGCGTGGCGTCCACCTCACAAACAAGACTATAATCTTTTCTAATACCATCTGCATCAGACATTATAACACTTTTCTTATCTTTGTTCATTGCCACTTTAATTGGAAAAGTATCATATATTTCTAATTGTTTAGCCATAATTATCTCCTAGTTAGCCCTAATTATTGTAAAACTTACTCACGTATTATTATACAGCTATTTCTTTACACTTAAATTCAACAGAGGAAGCCGCATTACCTGAATTCTGATTGGTTACTGAAACAACATAGAAGTTTTGTGTAGCATCCAAATACCAGAAAGAAACTGATTCTGTAGACATATCTGACTTATCATCACTTGTAATGCTTTCATAAATCTTAGTTCCACTCGGATTCACCCATGAATTATCGTAAAATCTAGTTGAAACCCCACTGGCACTTGTCCTCTTGAAGTTATGAGGATATAAAAGATTTCCACTTCCAGAAACAGATGCGCCTTCATACATCTCTACGTGAAACTCTCCAACCCCTTTAATGGTTGACACTAGTGACAGATCATATGCAGGATCCATATCTATAAGATATACATGGGAACTAGCTGTTGGCAACGAAGGATTTATTTTGCTTACACTATAGTAATCACCCTCAAGCACCTGATGATATCCGGTATCCACCGTAACTATCCCGTTATCTGTAACTTCAATCTCATCACCTGCTCTATCTCGTATTATGACGGGTACTGCTCCATCTAAATTATCTAAATTTATTTGAACCACGCCACTGGACCCAGGGTCACCCGACGGGGGTAGCTCCATTCTCATTCTATCTAGAGTATTATTATATGCTATCTGCCTAGCAGTTAAAGACTTGGTCGGTAGATAATCAACTAACCCTTCTGCATTTGGTCTTATTGCCATTTTATGCCTCCAAAATTATTATTTTTCCTTAGCGGGTGAGGTTTTCTTCTTCATTCCTTTTTTACCAAACCTTTTATTTAAATCTTTTTGAACTTGTTGCATGTATTGTCCTCTTTCATTTTTTCTCGGATCATAAGGGCCTACTCCTCTAGAGGTTCCTAATCCTGCTGCCATGATGCCTCCTATTTAATTATTTTCTCTGATAATTCTCTAAGCCTATATCTTAGGGCTCCAAAAACTCCAGGTATTTTACTAATAACTTCATCTCTCTTTTTTATCTTTCTTGCAATAACACAAATGTAATCACCCAAATCATTCAATATATCCTTGATGCCAAAATCTAATAAGCTATGGTCTATTTCAAAACCAGATAATCTAGAAATAATATCATCATACGTTATATTCACTATAGGTTTTAATTTTTCTAGCTTCATTTCGCTCAAATTATCCGAGTCACTCACTAGATCTACAACGTCTAATTGGGTAAGGTACCATAGATGTGCTAAAATTCTTTCTATATTATCTGACACATCTTGTTTGGATCGTGTTTTAGCAGGCTTTGTACCGTGTTGGTTAGTTGGTTTTTCTCTATTGCTGGTTTCCCTTTTTTTCTTTTCTTCCTTTGATACCTTTTTGATTGCACCATTGGCCTTAGCTTCAGCCGTATATGGTTCATCAACTGCCAATATAATAGCCTTAGGCTTTGTTATCTTCTCAAAGTACATATCGCCGCGCTGCTCTTCGCTTATCGGATCCTTACCAAGCAACTCTCTTAATTCTGTTTCTGTAATTGCATCATGCTCATACTTATACACAGAATGATTTTCAAACTTCAACATCGTATCAATATCTATTTCTTTAAACTTCAACTTAACAAAATTGTCTTCCGTTTCATCTATTATGAAACCACCTTCATAAAGCAATTCTTTAAGTATAAACTCATTTATAAAACCTTCCATCACATCTTGAAAGTCTTTGCATCTATCCTGCATCATCTTATCTATTACAGTTGCAGTACTTCTATTGGCCGTACCGCCCCTACCTAAGGCTATCTCTGAAATCCCTAAGCCAGCAAGAACACGTTTCTCAAAATATTCTAAATATTTAGAAACCTCTAATGCTTTTCCTTCTGCTCCAATAGCCTTTATATCATGTCTCTCTGGAGTTACGATACTTCCTTCTGTGGGCATATTTTCTATTTGCTCTTTAATGTAATCAACTTCAGTGGTACCATCATCATACATTTCAGCGGGATTATCTTCAGTTCCAACAGTATATTGAAACAGTGGGAATAGATGTTGATTCATAAGCATTTCTATACTTTCTTCTAGTCTCCTTAACGATCTTATATCATCCAGAACCGGGATCGAATAAGGTGTCCCAAAAGCAAAACCCTCTTTTCTATCATAATATATATGTACCATATCCTCTGGTCGAAACTCTGGTGCCCTAGGATTACCTGGAATCTTTTGCAGGTATCGCAAAACCTTACCATGCATATTCCTTTTTATTTGGACTGACGTAGGATCTAACGGAAAATATGCAGCTACTGGAGGCAAAATCTCACCAGCAGTTCTCATTATTGGATTTCCCGACGACCTTCTTGCATCTCTAACCTTAACAATAAAAGAATTAGAATATGCCACCATATTCTGAGTTATACTTCTAATAATCATATCAAATGTTACCGCAGAAGCCTCTGACATTTCTCTAAGTCTTTTCTTTATATAAACAGTAGCCTTTTCATTTCTAGAACTTAACTCATACCCCTCTTTAAGGCACATTTCTACATGTTTATCAAAGGCTTGTCTAACATAAGCTTCAATATCCAATACTTTAGATATTTCACCAAGATTGTATTCAGCCTTTTCAAAACTACTTCTGCTTACAGTATTTCCCAAGGCCCCATACACAACTCCGGCAGAGCCCACCTTGGATGTTATTATTGGTCTTCTAGATGTTTTTATTCTTGTTCTTCTAGGCTTATCAATTAACCCGCTACCTATAGAGAATAGATTCATTTATGGTCTCCCATTAGATTTAGCTTTTATTTCCTCATCCAGTCAGTAAGCTTCACCACGTCTTCTGGCATAACCTTTTGTAAACATTCATCAAACCTTGACACACCATCTCCAACCCCTCCCATCAGAGTTCCGGTATCAAATTTAGCTGATGTTTTTTCTGCCAGACTTTCATCACTTGCTTCCGGTGGACTTACGGGAATAAAACTATTATATATATTAGGATCATCCTCTTTAGGATAAACATACGGTTTAGCAGGTCCTATTTTATAGGCACTCATTATTTTCTGCACTTCATCACCGGTGGGAGAAGAAGATGTTCCACAAATAGCTGATCTTTCAAGCGCAGATATAACTAAATCTAATAATTGTATAAAAATACTAAGCTGTTTTTGATTTCCAAAAAGTTCTATCTTTAAATCATTTTTTATTCTCTTTAGCTCAATACTCTTATACCAGTTTTGAATTAACTTAACTAATAAGTTTTCAACATATTCTACAGAATAAACTACAAAATTATTAATAAATTCATCAATTGGTGTACAGGTAAATATCTTTTTCCATCTTGGATCTGGATTGTTAATCCAGCGCTTTATGGGATCCACTAACCTTTGAGATATTTGTTTTATAACCCCAACCAGTTGATCGGTTAATAGACCTCTAAAAATATTATTTATTATATCACCCAGGCTTGCAAGTATATCACCAAAATCGAGGGACAAACCATTTCTAAATAATTGCAGTAACGCTCTTAGCCCTTTTAAGGCTTTAGTATCTAAACTACCAGACCACTTTATAAAACAACAAATAAGATCAGCACCATAGTTCATCTCAAAAATCTGATCTATACCATTTAAAAAATTATTACAATAATGAATAGTACGCTTAGTTAAGTCATGTATCCTTTTATCAGAATCTAGTTTAGATAGCCCAGTTACTCCACTTACTATTTTATTAGCTTGGCCAGTAAAGTGTGAAGAAAAAGATTTCCAAAAATCTCCCAAATTCTTGGAACTAACAACTTCACTTCTAACATCTCTTTTTAATGCCCAGGGAATATAAGCTGGATCCGGGAACATTCCTAAATAATTATCAGCAAAGTTCATTATTTGCTTTGTATTATAATCATGTTCGTTCCAAGAAGAAGCATTATTTAAATATCTATTTGAATACCTCTCTACTTCATTATCATCTTTGGCGGTTAGAGGTTTAATATCGTTATATTCAGCTAGACCCTCAGACAATTTAGAATTAATAATAATAGAATTAGAGTCATCACTTATGCTTAAACCATCTATCAAATCATTTATTTCTATTTTAGATAAAGCTAATTCTTGTTGCTCTGAAAGTCTCTTATATAAATCATAGGAAATATACTCCCCTTTACTTGCGCTATCTAATTCTTCTACATATTCAGAAATTAAAGGATTTTTTTCTTTATCTACGGCTATCTTTAGACCATCCGATTCTTTATCTATTCTCTTGTCCAGTTTTTCTGCTTTGCTGGTAAGATCTCCAAGTACTTCAATCAATTCATCTGGAGTCGATACGGTAGATAGGAATTCTCGCTCTTCTTTGCTCAATATTCTTGTTTCATCTTCAGAAAATACTGAAACATCTTTATCAGGCAATTCTCCGTCAAGGGGTTCCCCTTTAATAACCGAAGCGAATCTCTCCTTATACCAATCTATTTTAGCCTTATATGAGACTTTAGCAGAATCTTTTTTATTTAGAGCCATCCTCTGTTATCCTCTTAGTGATGCGCCGCCGACAGCAAGCAGGGGGGAAGTCTTAACTATCAGCGGTCTCCTCGCGAGAAGTTAGGCGGAATCCTGCGCACCAAATTAAAATTTTATTCTATTTTGAATAGCTTTACGCACTGCTTTTGTTCTCTTGTCCGCTCGCTCTGTCATTCTTCTTGTATTTTGTCTTTTTTTCAGAAAATCTAAATTATTTCTAAGAGTACTTTCTTTAAAAGTCCTCGAAGGAAACCATCTAGGAACGAGAGAAAGTGCTTTTTTCTTTTCTTGATTTATTATGTTTTTATTTAATTTAAAATCTTTATCTTGCTTTTGACCAAACCTTCCACCCAATCCAACATTCATTACTCTATCCTGCTTTGTAATATCACTATATTCCATGGTTGCCGCTAAAATACCCAACATCCACGCCACTAAAGCATGATCATTATTATCGCTATAAATGGGTTGACCTAATGCCGTTCTTCTTATTACGGTATAATCTCTTATCTGTCCAACAAGTCCATTCTTAATATCTTCTGAATCTGGAAGTACAATTTGATCATCTTCAAGTCTTCTTACAGCAAGATTAACCATGAAAGGTTTCATGTGTTTCTTTACTCGCTGTTTAGTTACTGGATCCCTAATTTCCATCATATCGCCAAAATAAATACCTTTTAACTTATTGGCTAGGCCTGTTTTAGGGTTTTCTAGGCCGTACTTTCTAAGCATTTCTATTTGTGTTTGACCATATCCTTGATCAACATAAATTGCAGATGGATCCCAAGTAGCATTAAGCCTGATTATCTCTTCACAAGCCTTTACTTGAGTAAATTCAGTATGGCTTATTATTATCTTCTTTACTACTTTAAAAGCACCTCTACCGCCCTTAAAGTTTTGATTCCATTCCATTATTACTATGCAAGTACCATTCCCGGCCGTATTCCAATCTACCCCAAACGTACAAACCGAGCTCTTATCTCTTTTAGTCTTGTCTAGTGAGTAATCTTCCATAGCTTCATCAACAAGCTTATCAAGAAACACACCCTCTGCTTCGTCACCGAAATCTGCGTCAAACTCATGGGCATATCCTTGTTCAGAATACTGTGCTTTCTCCAGTCTTTCTGTTTGTCTTGTCCATGTAGGAGATACACTCGAAGGAAAATGAAACTCTTTAAATCCTAAATCAGTATCAGTACAAAATCTCCAGAACATATCTCTTTTTCCAGTCGGAGTAGAAGAAGCCCAGATATTAACATCCGGTCTTGAAGCTTGTATCGCAAGTATAACCTCAAAATCGCTTTCACTTAAGAAGTCTGCTTCATCTATGAGAATCATATGAGCATCTTGACCACGAATACCAGTTGACTTACTACCAGTTCTTGTTCCTGCAGTAAATCCTAATATCCTAGAACCATTATGAAATTCAAGACGATATGGATTTTTTGTATTTCTTCGCACTGACGCCCTAAGAGACTGACTTCGTCCTAAAAATAAATCCAACTTGTCAAAGATCAATCCAACTTGACTCTTGTAAGGAGCAATTACTAATACTATTACATTTTCATGGGTATAAGCATAATGAAGCATTTTTATACAAATAGATTCAGTCTTGCCAGCTCGACGCCCTATCCTGCTAACTTTTCTGATAGCAGTACACCTGAGCATATTGTCCTGATACCAACGTGCTTCCCAGTCCATCTCAACTTTAGACCACTTTATTGGATCAAAGATAAAATTTACAAAATCAATTTCTTCTTTATTGAGCTGTTTCTCTGCTTCTGGGCCTACATCTAGCTTTGTCTTTATTAGACTACACACTAGAAGAGGTTCCATATCAAGGGCATCTTTTACCCAAACCTTACCATTTTTCAGATACCATTTACCTACATGTTCTTTTAAACACTTTCGGCAAAATGGATGTATATCTATTTTTTTCATAATACAAATAAGCGGGTGACATTGGTGACATAATGACCCTGTTTAAGAAACACACTTGTTACTTCGTGGCCCAGTCCTTATCACCCAAAAATTTATTTCTTTCCTTTACTTTTAAAAGCAGTCCACTATTTTTTCTTTCTTCTTCTAGCCATTTTTTTAAATGTTCTAGCAAGGGCTTTTCTTTTTGGTGTACATGTTTTCTTAGTCATGGGTGTACAATAACCCTTATGTTTTGGGTTTACCGCTTTTTGAATCCACTTACCCTTCTTCTTTGCATCTTGTGCTTCCGATAGTGTTTTGTAAGTTTCCATTTTTTCATGCTCCCAAAAAGTTTCTTGACTATCCTATCAATAAATCTATGCTCATTACCAATAGTTTTCTTATGACACTTCCAACAAAGCGTTGCACCATTTGAGACTACATATCTTAATTTTGGATAATCTCTCTTTGGTAATATATGATGTGGTGCCATTCTCTTATTCTTGCGACCACACAAAACACAACGTCTGTTGTCTCTATTGTATACACTCTTGCGCCATCTAGCCCAGGCCCTACTTACTTTAAACATTATCTATGAAACAGCATAGCTTCATTACCGATAGCGCTTCTAGCTTGCAATCTCGATGCAGTTATTGCCTGCACACTTCTTTGTCTAGAAGTATAAGACATTTTACTTTCAGGGAAATAACCGCCCATTTCTATACCTCTGCCTGCTCTAACTGCCTGGGTGAGTCCTTTATATGCTTGAATGGGCATTGACAAAAGCTGTGATGCAAACCATATATTAAATATTGGATGAACCAATCCTGCTACCCTACCAACTAATAATTTACCTGCCATAGCTTTCGTGATAGTCCCGGTTCCCTTTCCAAAAACAGCTTTAGTTATAGCACCCATTCCAACTTTACGCATTGCCTGTCTTGTAGCCTTACCTTGTATTGGACCAAGTGCAGACTTATGCCACATATTACGAACTTTTTTTACACCACCAAGATATCTCCCAGCTAATTTTATACCTGGAATGGGAGCATAATAACCGCGTGTAGCCCCCTTAGAGAGCATCCCAATGGAACCCCAAGCATACATGAACTTTGAGCTACTTAATAAAAACCCCTCTTCATCTATATTCTCTCTAGCATTTTCAAAAGAAGTTGGCATA